TAAGGGCGACATAATTCGGGATGAGTAAACCCGGGGAACGCGCTAGGATGGGTCTGGCAACAGGGAGGCCGACCATGCGGTGGATCTATTCGATGGGGTACAACTCAGACGAGCACGCCTACGAGATCGAGCTGGCCGCTGACGCCTCCCTGGAGCAGATCGAGCTGGCGGAGGAGTTCGCGGACGTCCTTCTCCAGCTCAGCGAGCGGAACGATGAGCAGGTGTCCCAGCTCCTGGAGAGCGCGTATCAAAAGGGGATGCAGGACGCCCTGGCTAGGGAGGTTCACTAATGTGGTTCTACAAGGTGCTGGCTGCGCAAGACGTGAGGGACGGGCTGCCTAAGCGGGCCCGGATGCCGTCCGAGTATTACGGGCATTGGGACGAGCTGAAGGCCATCGAGCTGGAGAATGCGAAGGACGCCCTCCGGAGTGATAGCGACGAGGATCTGCGATACAATGACGACTCCGCCCCGGAGGGGTGATCGCCATAGGCAGGGCCTATCGTGGAAGAAGTCAACAAAGGCGGGCGACCGCCTAGAGTCATTAGCCCGGATGAGCTAATCCAGATTGAGGCCCTCGCTGGCTACCTGAGCAAGGCACAGATCGCTGACTTCCTTGGGATAAGCCATGTCACCCTCCAGCGGTGCGAGGAGCGTCAGGAGGAGGTTTCTTTAGCCCTTAAAAAGGGCAAGGCCATCCAGATCAAGAACGTGGCCCAGAGCCTCTCCCAGAAGGCCATAGACGGGCACGTCACGGCGGCGATCTTCTACCTAAAGACCCAGGCGGGATGGGTAGAGGCAGAGAACCCGGACCAGGACTCCAGGCCGATCAACATCCAGATCGTCCAGCCAGATGCCGCAGGTTAAGCCGACTCTCCCCCAGTGGCAGTACATCACCTCCGAGGCACGGTTCCCGGCGTTCATCGCGGGGTTCGGTGCTGGGAAGACGGAGGCCGCCATCCTTCGTGCGGTGTTCGGGCTGATAAACAACCCGGGGACGAATAGGGGGTTCTATGCGCCCACCTACGACCTCATCCGGATGATCGCCTGGCCCAGGTTTGAGGCCATGCTGGAGTCGCTCCAGGTACCCTACAGGCTCCAAAAGAGCCCGCTAAACCAGATCAGCGTCGAAGGCTACGGGTCCATCTTCTTCCGCACCATGGACAACCCCCACCGGATCGTCGGCTACGAGCACGCGGACGCCGATATCGACGAGCTAGACACCCTGAAGCGGGACGATGCTGCCTATGCCTGGCGCCAGATCATGGCCCGGAATCGTCAGAAGAAGGTGGGGCAGAACACCATCGGTGTGACTACAACGCCTGAGGGGTTCCGGTTCGTATACGAACAGTGGAAGAAGGAGCCAAAGGACGGCTACGAGATCATCCAGGCGCCCACGGAGTCGAACCCGCACCTCCCGGAAGGCTATATCCAGTCCCTAAGGGACGCCTACCCCGAGCACCTGCTGGCGGCCTACCTCCAGGGCAACTTCGTGAACCTGACGTCTGGGACCGTCTATAGCGCCTACAACCGGCAGGCCCACGACAGCCAGGAGGAGATCCGGCCAGGAGAGCCGCTGTTCATCGGCTGCGACTTCAACGTGACGCAGCAATGCGCCACCGTGTTTGTCCAGAGGGACGGAGGCAGGACCTGGCACGCGGTGGACGAGCTGTCCCGAATGTACGACACCCCGGAAATGATTCGGATTATCCAGTCCAGGTATGAAGGGAGCCGGATCTACATCTACCCCGACGCCAGTGGATCGGCCCGTAAGACGGTGAACGCCAGCGTCTCAGATATCGCGCTACTGGAGCAGGCTGGCTTCTACGTTCGGGTGAACAAGCGGAACCCGGCGGTGAAGGACCGGATCCTGGCCATGAACGCAGCCCTGGAGAAGGGGCACGTCCGGATCAACGCCCAGCGGTGCAAGAACACGGCTGAATGCCTGGAGCAGCAGGTGTTCAAGAACGGGGAGCCAGACAAGACCTCAGGGGTGGATCACCAGAACGACGCCACCACCTACCCCATCGCCTACGAGTTCCCAGTGGTCAAGCCCGTGGCTAATGTAGCCTTCAGTTTTGCGGTATGATCTAACCAGGCCGAACAGAGGGTCCGACGATGCCGGTAGATACAAAACACCCCGATTATGATCGCTTCAAGTTCATGTGGCAGAAGACCCGCGACGCCGTTCGCGGATCGGTGGCCATCAAGGAGCGACGCCACGAATACCTGCCCGTCCCTGATGCCGAGTCGAGCGACGACCGGATTGGGTCGGAGACGATGCGATATCGGCAGTATCTGAAGCGGGCCCTGTACACCAACTTCACGGGGCGCACGAAGTCAGCTCTGGTAGGGGCTGCCTTCCGCAAGGAGCCGAGCTACGAGCTGCCCACGGCCCTGGAATATCTGGAGTACGACGCCACGGGGGACGGCCTGAGCCTGGTCCAACTGGCCAAGGACGAGCTGTCCAACCTGCTGGAGACCGGCCGCTCCATCCTCCTGGTGGACTATCCCCAGGCTGACGAGGGGCTTTCCCTGGAGGAAGTGGCGCGTCTGGACCTTCGGGCGTCCATCATTCCTTACACGGCGGAACAGTGCGTCAACTGGAAGACGGACGTGGTACGAGGGCGGAAGCTCCTGGTCCTATGCGTGCTGGCGGAGACCTACCTGGAGTCCGACGACGAGTTCGACCACGAAGCCAAGACGCAATATCGGGTCCTACGCCTACGGGAGGACGGGTACACGCAGCAGGTCTACCGGGAAGGCGAGGCGTTCACGGAGGAGGCGTACCCTCGCCGTTCTGATGGGTCTACCTGGGACGAGATCCCGCTGGTATTCATCGGGTCCAAGAACAACGACAGCACCATCGACGACGCCCCCTTGTCCGATATTGCGGACGTCAACGTGGCCCACTACCGCAACTCCGCCGACTACGAGGAGTCCTGCTTCATCACGGGGCAGCCGACCCTCTTCATCACGCACAACCTGAGCCCGGAGCAGTGGTACGAATACAACCCGGAAGGGATCAAGCTGGGATCGCGTGCTGGCCACGTCCTAGGGGACACTGGATCAGCGACCCTCCTCCAGCCGAACCCGAACAGCCTGGTCATGGAAGCGATGAAGGCCAAGGAAGCGGCCATGGTGGCTATCGGAGCCCGGATCATCACTGACCGGGGCGGTAACGAGACCGCAGAAGGGGCCCGGATCCGGTTCGCATCGGAGAACAGCGTCCTAGGGGATATCGTCCACAACCTGTCCGCAGCCCTCCGCCAGTGCATCGAGTGGTGCGGGGAGTTCATGGGGACGGACGAGTCGGTGGAGTTTGAGATCAACCGGGAGTTTTACGATAAGAGCGTGGACCCGCAGCTAATTATGTCAATGGTCACGCTGATGGACCGGCAGATCATTTCGGACCAGGACATATTCGACCGCCTCAAGGCAGCCGGGATCGTCGAAGGGGATCGCACCCTGGAGGACGTGAAGGGCGAGCTGGGCGAGCTGAACCCGCTAGCGTAGGAGCCATGCCATGGCCAAGGACCCGAGGATCGAGAAGCTGGGAGTCAAGGGCTATAACCAGCCCAAACGTACCCCGAGCCATCCCACCAAAAGCCACGTCGTATTGGCGAAGGAGGGCGACCAGATCAAGACGATCAGGTTCGGACAGCAAGGTGTCTCTGGTTCTCCCCCCCGTAAGGGCGAGTCGAAGGCAGACAAGGAGCGACGAGCCTCCTTCATGGCCCGGCACAAGAAGAACATAGACAAGGGGAAGATGAGCGCGGCCTATTGGGCAGCGAAGGAGAAGTGGTAGTGCCTGTCCAAAAGGTGAAGGGTGGCTACCGCTGGGGCAAGAGCGGGAAGGTGTACAAGACAAAGGCCGAGGCTGAGAAGCAGGGCCGAGCGGCCTATGCGTCGGGATACAAGCCCAAGAAATGAGCACGAACGACGAGATAGAGGACGCCATCACCCGGCACCAGATCTTCGTGCAGCGGTACGCGAAGGGCCGGGAGGAGGCGTATCAGCTCTATATTGAGGACCTCCTGGAGCAGACCAGGGCTCGCCTCACGTTCGACCTGACTCCCGAGTCTAGGGTTCGCACGGAGCGCCTCATGCTGGACCTCAAGGCTCTGGCGGAGCAGCTTACGGGTGAGCTGACCGAGGAGACCATGGACGAGATGCGTCGATTCATGACGCAGGAGGCCCAGTTCAACTACGAGATCCTGGATACGCGGGTGGTGGCAGACCTGTCCCTGCCTAACGCGAACCAGATCGAGGCGGCCCTATCGACAAATATCATGAAGCTGGAGCCCACGAAGGGCTACACGATCAGGTCGG